GCTTTCAATCGTTCTACGAGCTCTCTTTCCTCTTTTTTGGAAATTTTTTTGACTGTCTTCACAGGAATTTTTCTTAACTGTGCGTGTGCTGCTTCAATTGCTTTATACTTTTCTCTCTCTTCAGCATCACGAATAGCAGTAGACAGTAACTGCTGTTGTCTGAGTTCAGCTCTTTTCTTCTTGTCACTGAAATTCTGAACTGGTTGAATGTCTTGATAATCATTCTTCAAATGAGTGTTTTTCCACGTTTTTCCTTGATTAACAAAGCGAATAGAACCATTGTTAAATTTTTCTAACCTCTGTTCATAGGTATCGAAAACAAGATGTGAACTGAATCTCTTGTGAAATTCAGCGTTGAGAATGCCACAATAACGATCGTATTCTTCTCTTCCATAATGAAACATCTCAACCAAAACACACAAAGCATTATCTTTAAAAGCTTGAACGTCGGAAATTTTCTTCGTTTTCCAATTCATGACGTTCAGAACGACATTCAACTCGAGCGGCGCAAAAACTAGACCGTTTATCACATCAAAACGTCTTTTAAGGTAAGTGACTTCAAGGAGTTTTTTACTCTGGGAAGTAAAAACATCCGATTTGTCAGCAGGAGTGTAGACATGTCCAACCTTAGCCATAGTTTCCTTAATAAAGTCAAAGTTATAGCCAGGCAAGTTGGTTGTAAGCACATGATCATCACCTCCACAATTAATAGCGGTCAGTTTGAAAAAATTTTCAGCCATTGCATCCTCGAAGGGGGCTTCAGTAACCTTCATTGTGTAGCAAACAAAACAATACATATGTAAAAGCATATTAACAACGTTGTTCCAGACTTCAGTAAGATACTGTCCGGATGGGTTAGGTCCTTCAGTTCTGAACAAAATGTTGCGAATTTGATGCCTAACCATGATGATCGAATTGAGAAGATTTGCACGTATTCTAGCGTAACGTGTATAGCGTTCTCTCAAATCTGGACGCTGTTTCGCTTTAGCACTGAACCATTCCATAATAACTAATTGTGCACAGATTGCGAGATCAAAAGAAATATGTTTGTCGTATTTCTTGTAATCACCATCGAAAGCGAAATGAAAACGATTCAAATCTTCATACAATTCTCTCCATTGTGGAGAGTGAGGATTAATACCGGTAGACATATGGAACTCTACAGGTTCTGATGAAATTTGCTCTCTCATTGTTCCAAAATATTTTTTCATGAGCAAAAATAATTCAAGTGAAGATCCATCAAAAGCTCTTAATTTTCCTTCTTCAACTTTGGCTTCATCTAAAACTTCATCTTTGAAAAATGTGATGAATGGAATATTAATAGGTCCTTCCAATAAGTCTTCTTCAAGTTGGTCCAAATCTCTTTGCAATTCACAATCTGGTTGTAAGGGCAAACCAGCATCATTACATGCTGTGCATTTTTTGATCTGATGCTTAACACAAACAAAAAATTCTCCTTTATCTGAAGGTCGTTTCAGGATTTCATAAGAACGATAGGTACCGCTCTTTTTCATATCAATTTTGGGAGTAACCCCTAAATTACTGACTCGACCATTGATGACTTCATTCCAAGTCAAAGGTTCAATTTCCATACAAGGAGGAAATTCTTTTGCAAGCACTTCTGCACAAACTGAAAAAATTTCTATTTGATCTGGATCAAAATCT